TAATGTGGGATTTGTAGTCAAAAAGAATGCATTTCTTAGCTGCAACCCATTAAGCATTCCTTTTAAAGCTCCACTACCAACTACACCGCTTGAAATAGGATTAACGGATGCATCCTCTCTACTATACAAATCTGATTTTACTGTTAAATCACCGTACACATTTGCAAGTCTATTGAATGCTTCATGTGGCATTGTTAGTTTAGCTGTAGAAGTTTCCGTTTGAGTTGTTGATGATATATTAAATTCAGATTTAATTTTAGTTAATGAAACATCTATTGGGAATGATTGTGTTTCTCCATCAAAATAAGCACTAGTGGAGAAATAAACGAGTATTTTTGCTATATTAAAAACACTAGTATTATTGCTATATGTTGAATTATTTGTTATTCTACCAATTTGTAGTCCAGTATCTTGAGTAAGACTAAATGTGTTTGAGCCTTGTAACGGAATATCAAATGAATTATTTAAATAGTCAAATATAGTTACCTTTAGTAAAATATCACCAAATACGGCTACTGATGCAATATCTTTTTGCAACATTAATATGATATCAATATTAACATTAATCGTATAGCTAGTTGATATTATCGTATTTTGAATTTCATTTATTTTTATACCAGAATAAATAATTTCCCTAAACTCATCACCTGAGCTAGTGAATCCTAGCTCATTCATATTTATTGAATTAAATCCAACAACTATAGGAATACCTAAAAAATCATCATATCCTCCTGATTGTTCGGCTGTGCCTATTAACGTTGGATTATATTCTATTGGATTATAAAGCTTATCAGTTAGAGTTAACTCCTTACTCGGAATACTTACCGTCTTACTCAATTGCACACTAGAAAGCGTATTGCCATCTAAGTCAGCCATTACACCGTCAACAAGGTTAACCTCTGTATCGGCACGATTTATGAAAGTAGTCATTGAACCAATTTCACCAATTGACACTTGACAACTACAAAAGTCGCCTGTATTCTCTACATAGCTTGTTAAGTCAATAACACCGCTGTAAATCTGTGTAAAGGTAGTATCAGCATCCGAACACTTCATGCCTACTGTGAACACTAACTGAGTGTCCAAATCAGCTAAATAAGCATCCTTTACAATTCCGAAACCAACACCGTAAAACTCGACTGTACCAACGCTACTTTCTGCACCTATACCGTGCTCGCTTCCACGCTCGAGAGTAACCTCAAACGAATCAAAACCAATCGGCTCTTCAACTACTGTACTTCCTATTTTGAACTCTAAGACCATCGTGCGCTGTATTTTGATTGTAAATAAGATGTTGTATTATTTCCATCGCGTACTAAAATGCCATTCTTGTCAATGTTAACAGATACTGATTTTTGAGTAGGTATGTGTACGTTTTCAGCAACAGCACGCCCCAACTTATCATAGTCAATTCCACCACTCATATTACTTGGTAGCATTCCATAATCCAGCATAGTTTGCATTGACATGTTTTTAGTAAGGTGTGCAGGAATGATTGATGCACCGTCTGGAACATACATTAATTCGGGACCACGTTCCCCAACAAGTGCAGTTTCTCCTTTGCCGCCTTTACGACCCTTTGCGTATGCTGGCAGTGGTCGTGACATTACTACCGCAGCTTGAAGTGCTGAGGTTGCTATGATGAAAGGAATTAACCAAGTGGATTTTCCTGCGGCAGCTACAATGTTTTGAGCTGTAGATAAAGCGATATTAAACAATGCCTCTGATTTATCCATTACAGCCTGTTTTCGTCTTATTTCTAGTTTCTTTTTTGCGAGTTCTTTCTCAGATATTAATTTTAAATTGCTGTTGTTCTTTGCAGCCTCAGCATCGGTCGTGTAGTATTGGTCTAAGTCTGCAAGTTCTTTGGCTGCTTTGTCTTGAGCAATAGAAAACACTGTGTTACTTAGCTCCTGACCGAGGGCAAAAGATGCTTCTAGTATTTCGCCTTTTTTGCGTTCATTTTCCTGAATACGTTTAATATCAGCGGCTCTTCCATTAGCTATCATAGCATGTAGCGGCGCCAAAACCTTTGTCATCTTATCACTATGCTTTTTTGCTGCAATCTCAGTAGCAGTAAATGAGTTATTTACCCTATTTATAAGGTTACTATCATACTCCGCTATATTATCAATATCCTCTTTTAATAGATTTTTTTGCTTTTCATTTATCTTTTTAAGTTCAGCTAATAACTTATTTTTGTGGTCTTTTTTGGCTTTTAGTGCGGCATTGTCAGCATCTTGTTGTTTCTTTTTAGCTTCATTATTAGCATCTGTTTGGGCTTTTATATCCTCAATGGCAAAATCAGTCTTTAAGTCCTTTAGCTCTTTGATTGAATCCTTATATACTTGTTTCGACTTATTGTAATTTTCTTTTTGTATGTCTGTTGCATCCTCACCAGCTTTTTTAAGAGCCTCTTCTTGTTTCTTATAATTTTCCTCTGCTATTCTTAATGTTTCCCTTGCTCCCTCTAATTGTTGATTTCTTGATGATTTGCCCATCGCTTCAAGTACACGTGTTGCAATGTCTGTTCTTTCTGCAACCCTATTCATGCGTTCTTCAGTATCTAGCATTGATTTATTAAGTGAATCCTGAGCTGATTTAGCTTCATCGCTAGACTTTGTAAAATAAACAAAAGCCCCTACAACCGCCATAATCCCTACAATTAACCATGTGATAGGACTTGCAAGCATCGCACTATTCAAAGCCCACTGTGCTACTGTGCTTGCACCCTTAACGATTATGTTTTTACTCTCTAATCCAGTTGCAACAGTAGTGGTTACGTTTGAGGCTGTTTGAACGCCCCAATTCTTAATCTTAGCTAGAGTGTTTGATTGTTCGGCAGCAGTTCTAAGGTTAACCATTACAACGCTATTCTTATTAAGCATCAAGGCAACCTCATTTACACCGTTCAAAATAGACATTACAGCCTGAACCTTAAAGAATGCCTTTTGTAGTTCTTCATTCTCACCACCTAACAAAGCACTCGCACTCGTGGCAACTGAAAACGCACCTGCAAGCCCTTGGCCTAATCCCATTGCGGTGTCTAATGCCCTTGTATCGCTTGAAAGTACTGTAATTGTTTGACGGGTGTCGCCCATTTGGTCTTTTAATTTACCAGCTTGGACTGATAAATTAATGAATTGTTTTGATGAGGTATCACCAGCCATCTCCATTTTAGCAAGCTGATCTGTCAACTCCATTATTTGAGTGCGGAGTTTAGGGGTTTGAACAGCCCCTTTAGCGAGAGTGTCATTTACATTTCCTAACTTACTATTTAAGTCAGTAAGGCTTTGTTTGGTAGTTTTAAGGTCTTTGTCAAGTTTCTTGTATTCAGAATCGAGCAAAGAAATGACTTTGGGAGCACCTGCAAACTCTTCTTGTTTTTTCTTAATAGCTTCCATTCCAGAAACTATATCAGCTTCCTTTTTCTTTAGTGAATCGAAGTCTTTGTTTACATCTGAGAAATCACTTTCGCCAGTGATTTTGATGATTATATTTTCAGCCATTTAGGTGGTCTTTTTTCTCATTGCCTCTTCTTTTTTATTGCGTTCAATCGCCTTATCTAACTTAAACATGAAATCATAAAATGTCAATCCGCTTAGGTTTTCTTTAGTTCCATTTGAAACTATATCCTTCCAAATTTCAAAATTATCTACTGTTTTTTGGAGAGTAATGTATGGATTTTCTCCAAATGTAGTTCGTTCAGTGCGTAATTTAGAACCGAATATATGTCTAAATCGACGTCTACATTCGCCAAGAAGGGTAGTAACTCCATTATTGGCTTTTGCGTAAAAAAATCATTTACACCTCTTGCCTCCTTCCAAGTAGCTATTTTCTTGTTATTGTATTCAGCCTCATAGATAGCTGGGTTTTCATTCTTATCAAAATAGACTACTGAGGCTATCTTATACAGTAAATCCACATCGGTAACAAGTGACATCCGTTGCTTAATTTGGTCATTAAGTAGTTTGATTTTAAATATATCAATTTCCTTTGCCCCTAATAGTTCATCCATTGCGTTGGTGTGTTTACCCATGTAGTCACGGCTTAAACGCATATCTAGCTCGTTATATACAGCCACGGCCATTAATCCACGCTCATATGGTAGTGAAAAAACATCAGCATAGGTATAATAGTCAGTATCACCAACCCGAAAAGCCCACTCAATTATGTGTTCGGACTTTGGGAATATAGACTTAGTATCAAGATAACGCCTCGTTAAGTTTTTGAAGAATGTCATTTTCATTGCCTTTAGTGATTATTGTGTTTGATTTTTTTAGTACCCAATTTTTACGGGTTGGACGTATTTTTAACTGATATACATCTTTTACATAATTCTTTGTCAATGTTCCTCCGCACATACATGTATCTCGAAGTGTGAATCCACGTTGTATTGCTATTTCTATCATTTTGCTTTAGTTTTATAGATTATACAATTCCTGTAATCCCATAATTGAGCCTCTCTTACTGTTAGCCTTAATATCTTTGCCGCTCTTTTGTCCATCTTTTTCATCTCTGAACGAACACCAACAAAGAAACGTTTCCCCCATTGGACTACATAGACGGTGTCGCTAATCTCTAATGCTCTTTTGTTAGCTTTCTTCTTTGCGTTGTTCATTCGGGACAGGAACACCGCCTTGGTAATCCATTTGTATGGGTAAATTATCCAGCAAAATAGTACTAAAATAGTATAAGTTAATGCTTTAATCATGTTGTAAGTATTTATCAATTAGCGTGTTTAGTGTAATAACCATTAGCATAATCGGCAGTATATCTAAACTCATTCTAAATAACATCGGTAAAAGTATCAATGTCCAAACCCCACCCATACATGTTAAACAGTCAAATAATGGATTTTTAAGTACTTCTAATTTGCACTTGTCTAGCAGGTTAGATAAAAATAGTCTAATCTTAAAAAAAATCATTCCATCCCACATTGATATGTGAATTGCTGTGATTATTAGCGATATTTCGACTGCTTTTAAAATCATTTGACAAATATAAGATGTTTTTTGAAATAAATTGTTTTAATTTGCATAAAAAAAATAAACATTATGAAAAAACTAATCATTTCACTAGCAATCATTCTACTAACTTCATGTGTAGAAAAAGAAATTGGACATGTGTATTTCTCAGTTAAAAGCGTGTCAAGTACTGAAAAAGAAATCCTAGTTAATGGGAATAGTGTAGACGTTTATACTATGGCAATTACAGACGAAATGGGTAATTTAACATCATCTGTTTACCGCCCAGACTGTGATATTTATTATGGCGACGTTGTTACTTTTAAAGCTACATCAAAAAAACTGAAAGACGTTCAAGTGTTCGTTTTAGATGTTGAATTCAATGTTATTAAAAAAGGGAACAAAGGCACTACTTCAAAAGTAACTGCTATCGCTAAATAAGTATATGCTTTGCATACCTGTGCAACAAGTATCTAAACGCATCCAAACTGTCTGATTGTTGGTCTGCTTTTGACCGACTATCTTTAACTGGTTTATTTTCATCATCACTCATTACATTCTCAAAGTCATAAATCAATGGCTTACACTTATCCTTATCTAATATCACTTTGCCTTGTTCAAAAACTGAATTGACAAAGTACCTACTATCTTGCAGTCTAGGGTTACTCCCAGAGTACTGCATTTGGTTTTTAGTCAATCCGAAATAGTTCTTTATTATCCCGAAATTATCTAATGTGTTCACGGTGGTTAATGATTTTCCGCTAGCATCACCTGTAACTAAATAGAACGCATCTCCATACGTTTGATGAATATACTTGCATACGCTTTGAATAGTTGCATCCTGTATCTGAATAGCCTCAACACCGTAAACAGTATCATCGTATATTTGTGCCACAATAGCACATAGAGGGTTGCGGTTAAAGTCAAATGACAAGTAAATAGGTTGTTGTTTGTTTAATTCTACCTTACCAACGTGCTTATTAGAATCAAAAGCAAATAACCATAATTTTTCATTGATAGTCATTGGATTTTGCATGTACTGCGTTTCAAATACGAAACGATTTGCAGAGCGGATTTTGTAAAGCTCATCTAGTGTATGTTTGAATGGATATAAAGGCGTTTCATTTCCGTTATCGTCTTTGATAATTGCAGGCAGTGAAAGCGTTGTCCATGTGTCGGGTTCAGTTTCATTTAGATAGCCCACTAAGTCATGTTTATGCAACCTTTGCATGATTATTATTATAGGAGTGTATCGGCTGTTTACACGGCTTCTAATTGTATTTTCAAAGCGATTGTTTACCTTATCCCTCATTGTGGCACTGTACGCATCCTCAGGCTTAATAGGGTCATCAATTATAATTGCACCGCTAAACTCTCTAGTAGAACCAATCTCGGTAATTATTTCATCGTCTTCAACTGTTCCAGCTCCAAAACCAGTAACCTGCCCAGCGGTTGAGCGTGCAAACACGCCACCGCCATCAGTGGTTAGCCATTTATTTTTTGCTTTCGAATCCTGTTTGATTTTAACCTGTGGAAATAGGGTTTGATACCACTCTTCTTGAACAATGTCTTTTGTACGTTCGGAATTGTCGAGTGCCAAGTTATCAGAGTAGGATAAGTGAATGAATTTAGACTTTGGATTGAGTGCCATCCCTTTTGCAATAAAAGTCTTTACTGCCATTTCAGTCTTTGAGTACCTTGGTGGGATTGTAATTATAAGTCTTGTAATCTCACCACTAAACACTTTGTCCAGTGCTTCTGCTATCATTTTATGATGTTCACCAACAATGAATTTGCGACCCTCTGAATGCCTAAAAGTGTAACGTGTGGCAAATAGAGTGTCTGAATAGTATTTTGCCCTTATTCCATCTTCCAGTGTCATAGGCTTTCATCTATTTCTTTTAGCTGCTTAATTAGTTCGAGGGGAGTTAGTGGGGCGGTTGATACATCCTTACCGTTGGTGGTTAAATCTAATTTCTCACCGTATTTTTTTGGCTTTTTCTTGCCAGCCGTCCACTTGTAAGCATCAATAGCAACCCTTGCAGATGATGCGTCATAAGTTCCATTAAGTACGCCCTCAGCTATTAAAGAAATTCTATCAGCGTCACTGTCGGCTGATTCCTCTTTCGCGTGCGCGTATCTCTTAGCTTTTTCTTCATCTTTATCAATCCAATCCATCAGCGTAGTATAGTTAGTAAGCCCCCCACCATTTAGAATAGAGTTAACAGATTGCCCCTCTACTATCTTTTCAATAATAGAGTTGAATATACTTTCTTTTTTTTCTTCACTATATGCCATAATTACCGACAAATATACAACATTTTTCTAAATTCGGTACATTTCCCCCGAAAAAACGCCTTGAAATGTTAAAGTTTCGTTAAAATACAATCTTTTTTACCAAAGTACTTGTATAATTAAAAAAGTACTTGTATATTTGCATATCATTTAAAACGAAAAACTAACAATGAGCCAAAAAACAGAACTAACCACCAGCCTAGAGCAAATGAAGCTAGGCGAACAGATAGAGCACTATCTAGGAAGTAACAGTATCAACACGCAAAGAAACACAATAACTAACACAGCTAAGCGAATGGGCTGGAAATTTAGGACATTCGAGGAAGACGGCAAACTATTAATCCAAAGACGAAAATGAGAGACCCGCAGGACGACGAGCAAGAAGACCGCTCACTTTATGACGCGGACAAAGCGGACGAGCTTAGAGAAGAAAGGAAATTGGAATATGATTGACACATTACTAACCATTGTAATTGTGCTTACATTGATAGCGCATTTACTAGATAGAGCAAATAATTAACATGAAGACTGAAAAAGAACTTGCCGAAAGGCTGTTGGAAATTATAGAGTTAAGACATTCACTTATAACAGTGGCTAGGTCTCGCAACGAATGGATTGAAAAACAACTGGAGCTACCAGAAACTAAGCGTTTTTTGTTCACATCTGAACATGACGAGATTTTAAAAGTAGAATCAATGCTGTATCAGATTGACGAATTAAAGAAAGAAAAAATTGAAATTTTAAACGAATTATTATGAAAAAACATCTTAACAAAACAACAGGACAAGTAGGGGAGATAGACAGCGTATACAAAAATAATTGCTGGTTTAAAGTTGAAGGGACTGGATATACTAGGGTCGCACTTTCAGACTTAGTAGCAAACAATCTACTTAATAGACTACTATACCCCACATGCGAAAAATTGAAGTCGCTTGAATGCACTAGGGGTGAATATGAAGCTTTTTGTTATGGTGCTATTAAGTGGAGTTCTATTATTACCGTTTCACATGTTATTTTTATCGCTATTGAGCATGTTTTTTCTATTTTCACTTAAATAATTTACAAAAATGAACAAACAACTTTTAATCAAGGCTCTTTGCAGCTATCGAAAGGCTAAAACTGAAAGCCTTAAAAACAATGAAAAGAATGGCAGGACTAATTTAGTCGAAATTCGTAAACAGCAAATTGCTGAAATCGACAAAGAGATTGGAAAACTTGAACGTAAATTTTTTTTAATTGCTGTATGATGCCAAAAAACCGCACAGACTTGTCTGGCGGTGGGCTTAGGCGTTTGTTATAACCAGTTTTTTATTGATTATTAATAACTTAAAAATACAAAAAATGGAAAGAACAATTCAAACCAAATTTTATGAGTTTAACCAAAATAACTCAGGTGGACATTTTGATGTTGATGAAAATGTTTGCCATCGTGTAATAATTGAAGCTATGGACGAAAAACATGCAGTAGCTTTATTTGAGCCTCTGATTGAAAACCAAAGTGGTTCATGCTCTTGTTGTGGTTGTAGATGGTCGTCTGAATATGCTGACGAAATTAAATTAGAAAAATATAAAGAAAGAGGATATTCAATTGGCGTTTATTCGCATTACCCAGATGCTGAACAAAGATGGTTTAAGCTGTATGGAGAATTTCCGAGAATTGAAGACCCAACTTGGCAAACAAAATACAGTTCAAAAGAATTTTTAGGTAAGATTTACTTTGAAACCGTTGAACAATATTGTCAATTTATGGCTAATGCTTATGGTTGGACTATTCCTGATGTTCGTATTCATTTTTTGGATGGAACTAAAAAGGAAATACTTAAATGCGATGCTGCTTCTTCTTAAAGTGGCTTATAACGACATAAATATGCGGAATTAAAATGACCTCATATTTAAGTGTTATGCCTGCGCTTCTCCTTTTTAAAATATGTATATAAAAACGGCATTTTCTTTACATATAAATAAAACGTGTAAAGAAAATCATAAAAAACTAACACATTCTAAAATCAAACAATATCATGCAAGAAGGCTTTTTTTTATAGCGTATGGCATAACGACAGAGCTATGGGCATGGCTATTCGCCTGCCCATAGGTAAGTGTTATGTGTTAG